CGCATATGTTCAAAAATGTCAAAATTGTCAACAAAAATGTGAAAACCTATACCCAAAATAGGTTTTCGACAACGCGTGCAGTGTGTAGCTTGCACACGTCGTACGACTCAGCGCACTCAGGCGCGAGTCCTTGTTTCAAGAGAATCGGTACCATCAATCTCTGAAACTTATTATAATAGCTCCTACCTCTCATAGCAACCTCTACGAAAAATTGGTTCCATCGAGCTATTTTCTCGGGGTCGGTAAGACTCCTAAATTGCTGGGAATCATATAACAGTTGCTTGACATTAGTCTCGTGCTTATTAGCCATCACTATGCCAGATTGGGACAAATAAAATGTCCTACACAAGAATTCGACCGGTTCATTGCTAACCAATTCAGGGTCTATTATGCCTCCGCGATATACTGCAGGGCTGTCGCACAAAAGCTTAAATTCCTTAATGACTCCGTCCTTAGATATAGGCTGTGGTTTCATTCCCAATTCTAAGCAGGCACGGGCAATCGTTGTATATGAAAACCCTTTGCGCAGTAACTCATCGCTCGGGACCATTACACAATCGTCTCCATGAACGGCGACGGCAAGTTGGTTAATGTTATCCAGATCAGATAGTTCCACTTCGTCTAAGTGTGATTTACCAATACACGTAGCACTATATGCTATTAGCAAGTCATTTGTAGCGCCATTTCCTATACTAGTTACCTCTGAGCCTGAAGCCAATCCCGCCTCAAACGGCACGACATATGCTTCGGTAGGTGACTTAGGGAATAAGACGTATGGGCTAACTATTACCTGACGGATGCATTCGGCAACCAAAGAATCCTCATCTGAGAGGCCATTATTCCAATGGACAAGCTCTAAGCCCTCACGATAGAAGGTGGAATTAAGTAGTATATCCCACATGGCAAAGTCTAAATCCGTGGCTATCTTAACGTCAGACGATTGACCTGTACCTGTCAAGTGGCTATACAACTTGGGTCCCTCCTCATATGGGTTGGCATATATTATGTTGGTTTTAAACCCTAACACTCTATGAAAATAAACGGAGTTGCCATAATACATGCGGACTATTATGTTCAGTATTGGTGAGTAAGCGTATACACATCTAGTGTTTTTGCCCACTTTCCTATGTTCGTCTTTGGGCATAGCCATAACGAACAGTTCTTTGTTACTGTAGTCAATAATCCCTTGTCTAAACTGGTCCAAAATGCGATTCACTCTATCCTGAATATCACGCCAATATTTGGATTCTTCAACTTTCCCGGTTTCGCCAAAGTACTGAAGCTTGGTTATACCGTTTGGAAGGTTAAACCATGGCTTCGACATGGATCCCATTATCCCCATGCTAGTTGACCTAGACATGGGTGGAATTCTATCGTTTCCATCTATAGCCTCCTTTATCGTCATTAAGCCGAGTGGGCATTCGTCTGCCAAGACGGATACATGCTTGCCATCTCCCGCTTTCTTGCAGCGACCACCAACGACAACCTGCTCTTGTTTACCACCTCTTTGATAAGGGGTCTGCCGAGCATGGCTTTTTGGGTATCACTTATGGACACGCCCATCGGGCAATATTCATACTTGGGAGGCATGTCACTCATCATAACCGGGTCGTGAAAAGGAGATTTCATTGTTCGCGGCTTAATTTGGACTAACCTGGCATCTACTACTCCGACAGCACATTGAGTTTTGGTTCCATCAATTTCTACTTCAT